GGTGTACTGATTAATGAACACATACATAATTGACATTGAGGCAGATAGCCTGACGCCGTCTGTTATATGGGTTGTGGGCTTGCAACAAGTAGGTAAAGAGGAAACTGAAGTGTTCCTCCAGCCCACAGAATTTCTACAGCGTGTAGATATAGACAACGATATCTTTGTAGCGCATAACGGTATTGATTACGACTTCCCCGCTATAAAGGATTTGTGGGGCATTGAACTGAAGAATGTGCGGGATACTCTGGTGATGTCCAGACTGTTTCAGCCGGATCGTGAAGGTGGGCACAGTCTCAGGGCGTGGGGAGAACGTTTAGAAAAGGGATATAATGGTATTGTACATGACATTCCCAAGCTGGAGTTCAGCCGCTTTGACAAACTATCCGACGAGATGATTGAGTACTGTAAGCGTGATGTACAGATTACATGTGAAATCTACTTGCTGTTAAAATACATCGAAGGTACTGATTTCTCTGAAGAGAGTATCCAGCTTGAACATGAGATAGCTTCTATCGTTACAGAACAATCACGCTACGGATTCTATTTGAACCAGAAGAAAGCTATAGACCTTATGTATGAGACACAATCCAAAGCTGACTGCATACGCGACAATGTACAGAAATACTTCCCGCCAAAAGTACGCGTACTTCGTACTGATCTACCCAAATACCGTAAGGACGGTACTCTATCAAAAGTAGGCATCCAAGATTTCAATATGGATGATGTGTGTGGAAATTTCTGGAAGATAGCCTTTGAGAAATTTAATCCTGCTTCACACAAACAAGTGGTTGAGCGTATGGATGAGGCTGGATGGGAGCCAGTGGAGTTCACTCCGAAAGGTGCGCCCAAAGTAAACGAGGCAAACCTCGCAACCCTCCCAGAAACGGCTCCAGAAGCCGCTAGGAAGCTCTCTGAGTGGAAAATGCTGGAAACACGATGGAAGACAGTCGAGTCTTGGTTACACGCACTGGGAAGCGACGGGAGAGTACATGGGAAGGTATTTAGCATGGGAGCAGTTACGGGAAGAATGACCCACGCTACTCCGAATATGGCAAACATTGTATCTGTGTACAAACCGTACGGGAAGAAAAGCAGAGAATGCTGGACTGTACCTAATGACAATTATCGTATTTGCGGCATGGACGCACAAGGTTTAGAACTAAGGATGCTTGCACATTATATGAATGATAAAGAGTACGCAGAAGAAGTTGTCAACGGTGATCCGCACTCAGTTACAATGAAGGCTTTGGGGATAGATGACAGGGCAATGGCGAAAACCTTCATCTATGCATTCCTGTACGGTGCGAGTGCTTTAAAGTTAAGTTCCATACTCAACGTAAGTATGTGGAATAGGGATCGTATAAAAAAGCGTTTTCTAAACAACATGCCGAGTTTACAATCCCTGCTGACAAAAGTGGAGACAGTAGCAAACAGGGGTTACGTACGTGGAATTGACGGGCGCAGACTTTATGTTCGTCATGCTCACGCCGCCTTGAATACACTCTTGCAAGGAGGCGGTGCTATACTTTGCAAGAAATGGTCTATCTGTATGGATAGAGCTATACGAAAGGAGAAATTGAGAGCTAATTTGGTTAATACGGTACATGATGAACTTCAGTTTGAGGTTCACAAAGAGGATGCGGAGCGAATGACTGAACTGTCTCAGTTGACTATTCGTGAAGCAGGGCGTTCACTTGGACTGCGAGTTCCGATGGATGCCGAGTCGAAAATAGGTTTTTCTTGGGCAGATACACATTAAAGCTTGACAAGGGGGACCAAAACGTGTTATAATGTTAGTAACATTTATCAAGAAGGAGAGATTATCCATGATTGTGTACGCAACTGCATTTTATTCGTGTTTATTTGAGCCAAACACGATGTCCGGCAAATACCAAATGAATCTTGGTCAGCTTGACCACGAGGCGGTCACTAACCTTCAAGGTGTGGGGATGGCTATTCGCACTGGAGAAGGGAAGAAAGAGGATCACGGAGAATTTATCACTGCTAAGTCTGGTCGTCCCATTAATGTTGTGGATGCGGCTGGGAACCCGTGGGACGAGGATCGTTTAATTGGTAATGGTTCTAAGGTAAAGGTTTCTGTCAACCCTTATGAATGGACCTATAAGAGAAAATCTGGTGTAAGTGCTGGATTAAATTCGGTAATGGTTCTTGAGTGGAAAGATTATAATCCTAATGAAACTCTTGAACCGGAACTAAAATACATTAAAGATGAACTTGAGTAAATCATCTTTTCTTAAGGATTAACTTTTAGACTGGAGGGGTGGGATGTAACCGTTTTCCATCGTATCTGAGGCGAGGGTGAGGGCAAAGGATACATTATTAATGATAAAGGAGACTTTATTATGACAAAGCGGATAAAGGATCTTACAGAAGAACAACGTGAAAAGAGAAGGGCTTATCAAAGAACAGAAGAACAACGTGAAAAGAAAAGGGCTAATAATAGAAAGTATTATGCGAATCTTACAGAAGAACAGAAAAGAAAGTATTATCCGCCTCTTACAGAAGAACAACGTGAAAAGAGAAGGGCTTATCAAAGAACAGAAGAACAACGTGAAAAGAGAAGGTCGTATCGTGCGAATCTTACAGAAGAACAATATGAAAAGAGAAGGGCTTATCAAAGAAAGTATTATGCGAATCTTACAGAAGAACAACGTGAAAAGAGAAGGGCCACTAGAAAAAAGTATTTTAGATCTTCGTCGGGGTTGCCTTTTTTTAAGAGAAAACTGGGCGCTATCAGAATAAGGCAAAAAAAGCAAATCCTCAAGGACAAGTTGGCTGGGAATGGGAAGAAACAAGGTATAACTCTCGCTTCAATAGAAGTTGATGTTAGTCCAGAGTACCTGATGTCAATATTTCCTAAAGATGGAAAATGTCCTGTGTTAAATATACCTTTTACATACGATGTAGAGAAGAATAAAAGGTATAGAAATATGAAATCATATGCTTCCTTAGATAGAGTTGATAACAACAAAGGATATATAAAAGGTAATGTTGTTTGGGTGAGCTGGATAGTAAATACGGTTAAACGTGACCTTACACTAGAAGAACTTTTTAAAATATCTCAGTTTTATATGAATTGGAAAAAAAAATGTCACGAAGAAAAGTAAAAGGACATACAGAAGGAAAAAGACATCTACGTAAAATAAGTATCGGATTTGATCTTGATACATTTAACTATATATGTAATATGGCTGAAGCAGACAATACTTCTTTTTCAGAGACTGTAAGAACACTGGTTGAATGGGGGATCGAAGGTTCCCAAATGAATTATCCACCAATAGTCGAAGGGAAGCCGCATGTCACGTAAGAAAGCAATCTATACTTTGGTTCCGGATATAAAACATCTTATATCTAATGGAAAGAAAAAAGTTAGTAAAGCAAGTCTGGAAAAACTCGTAAAGGCTGTAAAGAATGATGCGATACGATTTCTTGATCCAGATGACAAGACTAGGATGGCATATCTCAGGATGTCTAACATTGGCAGAGAAGATCGTAAACTATGGTACGAGATACATAATAAAGTACCTGTAGATCATCCACCGGAACTTCTTTTAAAGTTCTTCTACGGAAATCTAGTTGAAGCAATGCTCTTATTTCTAGCGGCTGAATCCGGACACAAAGTTACAGATGAACAGAAAGAGGTACAACTGGAAGGTATTAAAGGGCACATCGACTCTAAAATAGACGGTGCAGTCATTGATGCCAAGTCCTCTTCCCACAGAGGTTTTCAGAAGTTCAAAAACGGGACTCTGTTTGAAGACGATCCTTTTGGATATGTAGGTCAGTTAAGCGGATACATGGAAGCTGAAGGGTGTAGTGAAGGGGGTTTTCTTGCCTACGATAAAAGCACAGGAGAACTTGCTTTGCTTATGGTGGACGAACTTACCAAGATTGATGCCACCGACAGAATTAAATATTTAAAGAGAATATTAGAACTTGACACAGTTCCCGAAAGATGCTATAAACCTATTCCACTAGGTACAAATGGAAATTATATACTTGACTATCATTGCCGCTATTGTGATTTTAAAGAAAAATGCTGGAGTGATGCAAATAACGGGAAAGGTCTAAGAAAGTTCGACTATGCAGGTGGAATTAAATACTTCACACATATTAAGGTTGAACCCAGAGTAGAGGAGTTATTATAAAATTGCCCAATGAAAAATATGCAAAGACACATCAACCCTGCCCCGATTGCGGTTCTAGTGACGCCCTTTCTGTTTATACTGATGGCAGCTCTTATTGTTTTTCCTGTAGGGCATCTCATAAAGGAGAAGATATCGTGCCTTTTAACAACAATGCACTCCTATCTACGGGCCTTTCACAAGCGATTACGGAGAGGGGGATAACAAAAGATGTATGTGTCAGATATGGGGTGACACAGAGTCAGGGAAAGCAGATCTACCCGTACTTTGATAAGGGTGGGTTTCATACGGCAAACAAACTTCGTAATCCCAATAAAACCTTCAAGACAGAAGGCAGCATAGGAAAGTGCGGTTTCTTTGGACAGCAGATATTCGGCAGTGGCGGCAAGTACGTTACTATTGTTGAAGGAGAACTGGATGCTCTTTCTGCCTATCAGATGTTCGATAAAATATGGCCTGTTGTGTCCATAAGAACAGGGGCGAACTCTATTGAAAAAGATATCAACGATAATTATGATTTTCTTAATAAGTTCGACAATATAATTCTGTGTCTTGATAATGATGACATTGGAAAGACAGCGGCAAATGTAGCGGCTGAACTACTGGCACCCAAAGCATCCATCGTAAATATGCGCTATAAAGATCCTAATGAGTATCTTGAAGCTGGAAAAACGGCTGAGTTCAAACGTGATTGGTGGAATGCTGTCAAGTACACGCCTGAAGGTATTGTGTCAGGTACAGACTTATGGGATGAACTTAATAAAGGTCCAGAAAAATCCATTGCCTCATATCCCTACGCTGGATTAAATAAACACACATACGGTTTAAGGCCCGGAGAATTAGTTACTGTGTGTGCAGGAACAGGCATAGGAAAGAGTGGCTTCCTGAGAGAAGTAATACACCACATATTCACGGAGACAAAAGAAAATCTTGGGCTTATGTTCTTGGAAGAATCGGTACGTACAACAGCTAAAGCCATAATGGGAGTACATGCAAGTAAACCATTCCATCTTCCGGACACAAAATACACAGATGAGGAGTATCGGATAGCTTTCGATAAGACTATAGGCAGTGGGCGTATCTATTTCTTCGATCATTTTGGCAGTAACTCTATACAGAATATAATTGGGCGAATACGTTACATGGCAAAAGTTCTTAGGTGTAAGTATATTGTTCTAGATCACGTAAGTATTCTTGTTAGTTCTCAAGAGCATGGCTTTGATGAAAGACGTACCATTGATGAATGTATGACGAAATTACGTACGCTTGTGCAGGAATTAGATGTCTGTATGATTATAGCAACCCATCTTCGCCGTATCTCTGATGGATCACATGAGGAAGGTAAAGAGTTATCCTTAAATCATCTGCGTGGATCACACAGCATAGGTCAGCTAAGTGATTTAGTTTTAGGCTTGGAGCGTAATGGTCAAGCTGACTGCCCTGTTGAAAGGAACACAACAAGAGTACGTGTAATTAAAAACAGATTCAGCGGAACTACAGGACTGTGCAGTACTCTATTCTTTGACACGGGTACTAATAGACTGAAAGAAATATCTTCACACAACAATGAGTTAGTATAATGCCAATCATTCTACATCAAACTGTTACCACACATGACATTGATATAAATGACAGAGTTCGCTACGTCTTTGTGGAGAACGATAAGAAGCAGGGTGGAAGTCAAGGGGCCAAGCATTTAAGAGATCATGAGCGAGGTATTGGTCTTCGTATAAAAAGAGCGCACGGTGATGAAGTAGGCTCCTATTGGAGTGACGATGAATTTGATCTTAACCGAAACAAAGTAAAAGAGGATATTGGTAAATTGGAACAATTTTTAAAAGAAGGCGGGACTGCTGTCCTTATCAAAGGAGATCTCGACAGCTACAGAGAGTCAAGGTTCTTGGAGATCTGTCCACGTTCCTACAAGTTCTTTCGAAATTCCCTTGCCAAGTGTATAAAGATATACAGGCCATGAGTAAAAAAATACCGGAATACAGGTTCCGATCTCGGTTTGAACGAAGGTTCGCCGCTGATCTGCGTGACAGACGTATAGAGTTTGAATATGAGCAGTATAAATTTCCTTATCAGCCCAGTGTAAAGACGTACACACCTGATTTCTATCTGCCTGACTTCGATCTCTTCATCGAGACAAAGGGTCTGTTTACTTATTCTGATCGGCAGAAGCATCTCTGTATTCAAGAGCAACATCCGGACATAGATCTTAGGTTTGTGTTCATGGCACCCCACAACAAATTGTCTAGAAAATCTAAGAGTACATATAGTTCTTGGTGTACTGCAAAAGGTTTTCTTTTCTCTGATGAAAGGATACCAAAAGAATGGACGAGAGCGAGTTCGAAGAAGAAAGTGAATCCTTGAAGGATGGAAGAGTTTATATTATTCTTGAGGATTCAAAAACACAGGAAGAATTTGAAAAGCATGGTTTCTTTAAAGTTGTTATATTCGATACAACCGAAGATACATCGATGGATGCTTTGGATATAGAACACAAACCTACCTCTTTAGTTATGGCACAAGGACTCTTTGCTATCCTTGCAAATTCTCCGGACAGTGTCTTTGAGGAAGGGGTCAAATTAATTCACAAGGAGTTTGCTTATGAAAGCTACGGAGAGAACATCATCAGCCTTGCTAACTACAGAAAAAACAGACCTCATTAACCATCCTAAACACTATAACATGCAGTCCACAGAGGCTATAGATATTATATCTGCATCCTTGACAACAGAGGGATTTAACGAGTATCTTAGAGGAAATATCTTTAAATATCTTATGCGTTACAAGCACAAGGGAAAGCCGCGTGAAGACCTTAAGAAAGCGAAGTGGTATCTTAACAGATTAATAGATGAGGTGGAATAGAATGTCACATGCACAAACTCTACCAACGAACTACCAAGCCTTTATTCATATGTCTCGGTACTCAAGGTGGTTGGAAGAAGAACAACGCAGAGAATCATGGTCCGAAACCATAGACAGATATCTTTCTTTTATGAAGGAACATCTGCAAGAAAACTACAGCTATTTCACTTACGAATATGCTGACTGGGAGAAATTGCGTGTATCCATGCTGAACCTTGAAGTTCTTGGGTCCATGAGAGCTTTGATGACGGCAGGTCCGGCATTGAAAAGAGAGAATGTGGCGGGTTACAATTGCTCTTATCTTCCTATCGACAGCCCACGCTCCTTTGATGAGTGTCTGTATATCCTTATGAATGGAACTGGTGTCGGGTTTAGTGTTGAAAGGCAGTACGTTAATAAACTACCTACGATACCCGATGAGGAGTTTGAGTTTACAGATGATGTTGTTTCTGTGACAGACTCCAAAGAGGGGTGGGCAAGGGGACTTCGTGATCTTATCTCAATATTATATACGAATAGAATACCGAAAGTGGACACATCAAAGGTACGTGCTGCTGGCTCCAGACTGAAAATATTCGGTGGACGAGCTTCCGGTCCAGAACCCTTAGAAGAGTTATTCGATTTTACAATTAAGGTGTTTAAGAGGGCGCAGGGACGCAAGCTAAACTCAATAGAGTGCCACGACATCATGTGTAAGATTGGACAGGTTGTGGTGGTAGGAGGAGTCAGAAGGTCTGCCTTGATTTCCCTTTCCAACCTTACTGACGAGCGTATGAGGATGGCTAAGAGCGGTGAGTGGTGGATTGACAACCAGCAGAGAGCACTCTCCAACAACTCTGTCTGCTATACAGAGCGTCCAGACATGGGTATCTTTATGAAGGAGTGGCTTTCTCTCTATGAGAGTAAGAGCGGGGAGCGGGGTATCTTTAATCGCGTATCAGCGCAGAAGAAAGCCGCTTCCAATGGCAGACGTGATGGAGATGTAGACTTTGGAACCAATCCCTGCTGTGAGATTATACTGCGACCGTATCAATTCTGCAATTTGTCGGAAGTGATATGCAGATCGACTGATACGATGGAATCCTTACGTTCTAAAGTGGAGATTGCAACTATTCTCGGTACGTTCCAATCAACGCTGACAAACTTTGGCTATCTGCGTAAACGATGGAAAGACACAACGGAGAAGGAGCGTCTGCTTGGAGTGTCTCTGACAGGGATTATGGATTGTCCTGTTATCTATGAAGCTACTCCGGAAGCCCTGCATCACCTGAAGTACATAGCAGTTAAGACTAACAAGCGTCTTGCTGATGAATTGGGAATAGCCCAGAGTACGGCGGTGACATGTGTGAAGCCTTCCGGAACAGTCTCCCAACTGGTAGACGCTTCGTCTGGTATTCATGCAAGACACAATCCCTTCTATGTACGTACTGTGAGAGGAGATAATAAAGATCCCCTGACACTGTTTATGAAGGATAAGGGAGTGCCCTGTGAGCCTGACTTTACAGCACCGGACAGCGTAACCGTATTCTCCTTTCCTATGAAAAGCCCAGACGGGTCTGTGTGTCGCAATGACATGACTGCACTGGAACAGCTAGAACTGTGGCTGAAGATTGCTGACTACTACTGTGAACATAAACCCTCTGTGACTATCTCTGTCAAAGAGAATGAATGGCTGGATGTAGGTGCGTGGTGCTGGAATAATTTCGAGTCGCTGTCAGGGATATCCTTTCTTCCCTTTTCTGATCATTCATACAAGCAAGCTCCTTACCAAGATATAGGGGAAGATGAGTACAAAAGTATACATAAATCTATGCCGCCAACTATTGACTGGGCTGAATTAAAGGAGTATGAGCAAGGAGACACAACCAAAGGCTCACAGGAGCTTGCATGTACGGGTAGTGTGTGTGAAGTTGTGGACATAGGAGCATGAGGGATATAGAGGCGTTATTGTCTCAGGTTAAAGTGACCCTAAGAAAAGATGGGAACATCGCTATTGTGTACAGCAATGTTCCCATTTCAGATGTGGTAAAAACCTTTGATGAATCCTTTCCTGATTATCCTCATACAACTGCAATAAAGAATTACATGCTGGATCTAGAGGTGCTTACAAAAGATTATCTTGATAGAATAGACAGTATTAAAGTTTCCGATTAAGACTCCTTTTTACGTTGTATGTGTGCCCGTGCCTTGCTCATAGCACGATTACCAAACCAGAAGGCAATGATGGCACTGAATATTGCCGCTGTTTCATCATCCCACGCCATTTGAATTGCAATGGTCCATTCAAGGTTTTGATTGTGTATCATGGCGTAGATAAGAGTTCCCTTAACCGCCGCAAACATCAGGAAGAAGAGATAAGTAATGATAGGGCGCACAGAACCCCTAAGAGAGTTGATAATAGGTCCAGAGTCAATGGTTCGATCATGTTCGTATAGGCTCTTTGTTTCTTGAATTTCAGCTTCTGCATCAAGTTCTTTTATTCGTAGCGTAGACAGTTCTGAAGCGTACTTCGCCTTTGCCTCAAGCATTCGCAGCTCTTGCTCGTTTGCTTGTTTTTGTTTGAAATAACCAAGCACTTCAGGAACGATAGATGTCCCGAACCCAATCAGAGTTCCAATTAATGAGATCATTTCTTCTTACTCATCCAAGCAGACATACCCATATACGCACCAACCACACCCGCCATGCCTATGTAGAAAAGGCCAAACAGGTCTGACAAGGCTTTGATGCGAGTATCCGGAAAGATAGGAAGAAAGAGAAATACGGTGAACACAATCATCACAACCATTGCTGTCCAAGCCATGCTCTTCTGTGCGTCTGCTTTTTCAGCTTGATTGCTTGCTTGCAGTTCTTCGATGGTTACTTTACCATCTCCGTCTAAATCGTCCATATTATCCCCCTTGTTTATCCCTCAGTTTATTGATAAATTCCCATATTGCGGTTATCTGTCGATTAGCTACGTCCTGTTCAGCACGTAGCTGGACAAGCTTCTCCTGCTGTTGTTGTGTCCACTCTACATTCTTGCTTAGAAGATCTTGCAGTATTTTTACATCTTTTTGTAATTCGGATATTTGTTCTCTGCTTCTCGTTGCCCACACTATTAAAAAACCAATAAACATAATTTGATGCCAGTGTGTAGAAAGAAGATCCAGCATTTAAGAATAGTCCTTCCATTGTTAAATATTTACTAGTCTAGACGTTTGCGGCATGTATCGCATCCTGAGCCTCATTAAAAGAGGTAAAGGCTTTTTCCTGCTCTTGTTCCGTTAACACTCTTCCACCAAGTCCTGCTAGTACTCCCATAGTCGCTTCCCACCACTGTCGTCGTAATATAGGAGAAGTGACATCTGTTAAAAATAATTGTTTAGTAATTCTCGCATATTTTTCATTTGATAACAAGTGTTGCATTAATTCTTGCTGGCCTCTTCTCCAATCGGCTATAGAAGCTTCCATAAGGATATATCTAACAGAAACAACTCCCTTCATTGCATTGTAAATACGTCCCAACCACATTGCGGTAGTAAAAGGCGAAGCTATATTTGAAAGGTTCACACCCTCCATCCTTCCAGCTCCTAAAGCTCCCAACTGAAACAGATCCCCTAAATCTTGTATGTGTTCGGGAGTTAAAACTTCATCAAGCGCTCCACGATACAGCGTAAAAAATTCTCTGAAAGCTTTAATGTCCAATTCATGAGATAGATCAAAATAGAATCCCTTATTACTTCCAACACCTAGATCCCATTCAGACGGTGTTAGAGAACCTGCAAGTGTCTTTCGTTCTATTTTATATATGTTTAATTTTCTTAAATGATCTATAACGTCTGGCTCTCTGGATGTAATAAGATCTCTCCAAGTTTGACCAGAATCTTTGTAGGCTTTAAGATGGTGAGCATCGTCAAGTGCTTGTTTTGTCCTAGCCCATGTTGCAGATCCGGAGGGGAAGGCATCTTCTGTCTCTGTTGTTCCTAATCTTTTGGATACTGGAAATGCTCTTTGACGCATTCTGGCAAGAAGAGATGTTTTTAAAGCTTCTTTAACTATCTGGTATTCGCGGGAAGTTTTTCCTCCACTAAGTGCAGCTATTTCATCCAGTATTGTTTTTAAAATGGTGGGTTGAGTTTCAACCGTTTCATCTAGAGGTCTAAGCAGTCCTGCAAGGTTGCCTTCCATTTCCTCAACTCTATCCAGTGCTAACTCTGTTTGAAGTCTACCCTTTCCTGCTTGTTCTACCGCTGTTCTAAACCTTGCTTCACCTCCGGATACACCCTCCTGTCCTCTTGTAAATCCTATAGGTTGACCACTTATTCCTCGTTCCACATCGTCCAATATGTCATCCATAGTGACTGACTTCAAAGAAGAATTGACATTAGAACCCAGAAGACCTGTTGTTTGTGTGTCCGACAGATTGGGGCTAGAAAATTTCCATAGAGAACTGTTTACAAGTATATTATCTGTTTGTTGAGCTAGACTGTCAACTGCTTTAAATAAAATAGAATTTACTTCATCATTTAGTCGTACTTGTTCCTTAGTAGTTTTACCGCTAAATGAAAGAAAAGATGTTAAATCATCAGTAAGGGATGCACCTGCCCCACTTTGCCCATCGGTATAAAATTTAGAATTTTTTGAAGCAGAATCCAAAACAGGTCTAAAGTGAGTTAAAAAGCCTAATATTTTTTCAGTATTAGCATTTGCATCTGGATCAAGTAATCTTCCTAGACCTGACAAAAGGTATTTAACTGCTTCAGGATCATAAGTTCCTTCTTTTTTGAACGTACTGTCAAACGCTTCTTTACTTTTTTTAGGGTTATTAAATAAAATATAAGATATCATTATATTTTCAGGAGCAACACCAACTGTAACTCCTTCATGTGCTTTTGTTATCACTCCTAGAGGAGAATCCGCTTTTCTAAAAGGAAGCATATTATCTTGATAGAACTTATTAGCCGCTTTTAGTGAAGTACTAGCTTCAGGAGATTGTCCGTATAGGCGATCATCCATTGCATTAATCCTTGTAACTATCTCCCGGTAGTGTGTCATTTCACCTGATCTGAAAGCTCTTGCTGCTTTTCTCCATAAAGAAGATCGTAGAGTAATAAAACTTCCTATTGAAAGCTCTCGTGGTAAGTCACGATGATCTGACTTTGCTAAAGCATCCATCATGTAGTCTAATGCATTTTGTTGTGAGTCTTTGTCTGCTCCTTGTCCATAAATCTGATTATGTAATCTTTGCCCTATCGTTTGCTGTAAGTCAGGAGTAAGAGTATCGTGTACATAAGGTCCATACATTCTATTATAAATTAGATCAGCTTTTTTATCAATAGTTACAACACTGCCTAAGTTTAAGGCGGATTCGAGCATGTCCTTTTCTAAGGCGATTACTTGTGAGTCAGTCAGAGCTGCCGTTCTACTTATCTGTCTAATGCTTGGTGGGATCGAGTCTGACTTAGTTAAATCTGAGAATAATGAGCCTATATTTATTCTTATATCGTGTGCGTCTTTAACAGATTCATATTTTGCATTTGTTACTCTTATAGCCGTCTCGAGTATACCGTCTGCACCTTCTGTAATGTTACCGTCTGCATCTCGTGTTGCTTTTCCCCAAAATAGTTTTTCAATAGCTTCTCCTTCTTCCCTTATGTCATCCGGGTTTTTATTTGCTCCTAAATATTTTGCAAGTTGCTCTTTTCGTCGCGCTACCTGATTCGTATACTGACCCATTTCTGTTCTAGACCATTTTCTCATAAGTTCTAAAGATTTTCGTGTATCAGGTACTAATGTTTGGCCGAGCACACTTCTTGCTAACTCCATTGCTTTGTGTACTTCTCTAGGTGCATCATCAAGTTTACCCCTGCCAATTTCTTCTAAAACTTTCTTCAAGAGTGTATTATTTTTATCAATAACTCTATCCATAGTATCTAATTCTTTCAGAAGACCGCCTCTTATAAATTGACCACCAATAAAGGACATGTGGGTTTTCTGTATAAGAACATGTCTCATCTCTTGTAAAGCTGCTGATTGCATTGCATTACCTAATAAAAGATCGTATTTATCCATATCTTTATATTTTAATGCGAGTGCATCTCTTACCTTAAAAGATGTCTGTAAATCTGAAAGAATTTTTAGCCTTGATTTGGCATCTTCACTTTTTTCTATGGACTTAATGAACTTTACTATAAACTCTGTTTCTTTTGCGTCCATTCGAGCATACTTTTCAGCCTGTGACCAAGCATTTACAATTAATTCATCAGTACCGTCTTCTCGTATAAGGGTTCGTTCTTTAAGATGTTGAGCTAAGAGTAGTTCGTGTTCTCTTTTAAACTTTTCATAATGTACCGTATCCCCTAATTTCTGTGCTTTTGCCATGTCTTTTTCGTATTTATGTAAGTTTCTTAATGCATCATTTCCCATATCTAATGCTGCATTATGCATCCTACGTACATCACTGTCAAACGGATTAATTTTCCAACCGAGTGCCGACAGATAATTACTTCTCAATTTAGTTAATGCTAAAGGATTCTCACTATCCCTCCATATTTTAAATGCTACTGGAGGTGGTGTGACTTTTCCTGTCACAAACTCTAATAACTTAGGTATTTTAACTTTATGATAACCTTGTTTTACCAAGTGACCTCCTATCACTGTAACAGAGGAACCAAGTCTGCCTAATACACCAAATGTACCTGTAATTGGAGAATGGATCAAAGCCCCCGCAATACCGAAAAGAGTAGGGGCGGCGGAGTCCTCACCAAAAAAGATTTCTCCTAAAGAATGAGCAGTCGCTGAACCTATCCCGGCGCTAAACGCTATGGCGTTACCCCTAACATACCTTCGTGCTTTCTTTTCTGACCAACCCAAGTCAGTATATTGTTTTATTCTATCTCTGGATAAAAGAACATTTTCAACTTCAAATTGAATTGTACCTCGTCCGGGTCTTATATCCGCCCAAGTCTGCTTCGGAGAAAGTTTTACTGATGTGGTTGAAGTCCACGGGTGGGAGGTAGGAAATGGGCCTGAGCCAAAGAGCATTTTGGAGTGCCACTCGGATACCACATCTTCACGAGGTTCTAACCGAAATCTTTTCCCTGCTAATATTTTTAGTGTATGTTCGGATGTTCCAGCCTCTTTTAAGGCTTTTGTGATCAATGCTGCTCTTTGAATGTTTCTTTGTATCAACTTACCTCCTACATATACAGATTTAAATGCACCCCACGGGGCACCTACATAGCCTAGAGTTGCAAGTGCAGAGTAAAAAACATTATCTTTTTCTTTTGGAAGTCCTAAATTTTTAGAAATAGATTGATACCAATCCGCCACATCTTTTGTAGTATTGTTTCCATCTATTTCTTTCCATGCGCTTTCCATCCATGCTAGTCTTTTATCTCCAGCTATCACTGATTGCTCTGTTCTCGGAAAGCCCGAATAAGTGTACCAATTTAATACGTGACCTTTTAGATCTTTTACAAACGATACGGGCACACCTACATAAGCAGGAGCTTGGGCTAAATACTTAATTACGTGTGCATAATCTCCGGGGACACCCCATGTTCCTTTCGTAAGGGCATCAGCAATACCTGTTGGGTCTTCACCTCTTTCTATCCCAAAAAGCATAGACTGTGCAGGATAAGTAGTGAACTGTTTCACTTTTCTACTTATGACATCCCCTAAATGTTCATTTAGTCTGCTATTAGGACTTCTTTTACTCATATTCCGTGAGAATGAAGCTTTCCAAAGTCTAGATGGAACTTTTGTTCTATCTTCCACATATTCTGTTTCCTGTTGTACTCCTGTTGTACTTTTAAATGAAAGACCTAGAGCTTTCCATTCTGGCGTATCAACCTTGATATTAAGATCACGTTCTATTTTTTGTTGAACCTCTTTTGTTCTAGGATTTAAAGAGTATCCTTCCGAAATATCAAATATGGCATTCAACGCAGGGAGATATTTTTTTCTGGCTTTTGGATTTATCCCTTGACCAAACTCGTAATTCTCTGTTATCTCTTTCGCAAAATTTGATACAGTATTGTATGCGTCTGAACCCCACGCTTTAATCTGTTCGGGGGATAGCTTGTTTGATATAACTTCAAATAGATTTTGATCGAAAGGTTCTAAACCTGTCGGGTCATGTTGCTGTACCGTTGGATCATATTTTGGTGGGCCTAATAAAGAGGCGGTATTATTAGAAATAGTTTTAGCCATCAGTCACTCCATTTTGTTTTAACGACTAGTTCATGATACGCCACTATAAGGTTACGAAGCATATCCATCCAGTCCTGCTTATCATGAATTTTACTATCATCCTTGTCAGTCATATTAAACCAATCGGCATTGGAATTAATAATATCAGTATCTTTCTTTTCGATTGTGTCATTACCTACCTTAAACACTAGAGTACCATCTTGTAAATATCCAAATAAAGTGTAGAATGTGTTGAGTGTTTTATCATCAATATCAACTCTTTGCGTCCTAATAGCACCTGCTATTTTTTGTGTTACGTTTGACAGTAACGTTAAACCGTCTGTTGCTTCGGGTTCCAATATTTTTGCAAGCTTATTAAGATTATTATTCACTTGTTCAGGAACATCCTGAGAAGGAATTATTCCTTTATTTTCCTCCGATATAGATTTCATAATATTATCTAAGACTTTTTCACCTTCTGGTGTGGAAGAACTTCCACCAAGTCTAACCTGTCCTGATAGTATGTCATTTGGGGTTATATTCTCTGATACGCTGGTTGATGTAGGACCAAATTTACCATAAAACTCTTTCATTGAATTATAGAGAATAGAATCATTTAATGCTCTTAGTTTTGTTGGTTCTTTTCCTAAACGCCTCCACAGATTTTGTTCCTGTTCAGCCATTGCTCTTCGATGTTGTGTTATTCTTAGAATATTGGCAATATTTGCTGCTCCTGTATGTCCTGCTACACCCCATAAAGATTTAAAAATCACATCAAAATCCTGATTAGAAATAGTCCTGCCGCCTGTTTGATCTCCTTGAACCAATCCTGCTAATTTATAAGTAAATGCTACTTTTTCAAATTCCAGTGCTGCTCTAATAGCAAACTGGTGGTCACTTAGATTTTTGTTAGCTCTCAGAGCCTCTATAGATTTACTATATTTTTGGTGTAGTTTTCTTAGGCTTGCTTTATTGCTATTACTTATATAGTCGTTGTCCTTTAGTTGATCCTCTATACTAAGATGATTAAAATCTCCACTATCATTAAATAACATAGAGAAAGGATTATCCGTTGAACTAAAAAGATTTTTAAAATCATCAACTACATAACCAACACTTAACATAAACTGTGATACATTAGCTGCTATTCCAGTCCCTTTCCTTAATGCCTTCATCCTTTCTACAAGTGTATCATCAGAAGATGCATATCTAGTTAATTTTTGCATTTTGACTGAAAGGAGTTTCGCCATTTCTTCTAATTGTCTTAAACCCTTAATACTCTTTCCTTGAAGAGAATATTTACTATTTGGATCCTCTATAGTCTCCTTATCTAATGGACCTGCATCTACTCTTTCTCTTGTCCATCGGTCGCCTATACCTGTATTTCTGATATATTCTTCCCCCGTTCGTAGAGATAATAAATACATATTACCAGTCTGAGCATATAGTCCTTGAACATCTGAAAGAGTTGCATTATTATCTAAAATCCACGTAGTTGCATTTTTTATAGCATCTGTATTCATATGTCCAGTAATAGATTTACTTGGATCATGCTTACCGTCTTGTTTTTTCGGCCCCCGTACTGCTAATAAATATTGTTTATTTTCGGGATCTCTCAATCTCTTTTCATCTTCCATTAAACTGAGCTGTTCTACAGGATTTAAATGCATAGTTTGATATGCAAATCTTGGAACCACCCTAGTCTCTCCAGTGCTAGTTGTTAGTGTATCAGTTCCTATTACTATTCCTCCTGCTTTTTTTTGTAGACTATTTGGAAGTTCAGGAATTTTCAATCTTGTATGTCCCTTCCCGTCGTTGTACATATCATCAAAGATTATTGATAATATGGGAAAGTTATTTCTAAAATCATATAATCTTGTTTCTCGTTTAACCGTTCCACCGTCCCGTATTAGATCTGCATCTCTCTCAGTTATAGGCATCTCTTGCCCTTTTAATGCATTTCCTATGGCATATAAAAGAGAGGGATCGCTTATAAGGGCATTTTTTATCCCACTAATAGTTTCGGTTGATTTCTCTAATAGTTTGTCGGCTATCTCCTTTTTGGACTTGCCTTTGGTTAAAGCACTAGTTTCTTTAACAATATTTTGCATAACCTGATTAGAAAGATTAGTAAAAAAATTAGTGGAAGACCTCTTATTATCGTCTAGAGTCTTTAGGTCATCCACTTGCATTAGCGCTGTAGAACCCGAAAAAAAGGGAAAGTGCACACTCAAAGGTACTGAACTAGACTTACCCGCTACCTCTAACAATTCTTTTTTTTGTCCATTATGATGCTCACTTTCACCAATTTTGGCAATTTTTAAAGCCCACTGTCTCTTTTCCTCTAGTGAGAATTTCTTAAATTCAGGAAGATTGTCAACTATGTCCTTTATTAGTAAAGAAGGCTGTCCCTTTAGGTCAAAGAGTTCCTCTGGTCTAATTTTTCCGCTACGGATATCCTTAAGATGTTCCTTAAGATTATCCATCAAACTTTTTTTATCTTTAAATTTGTATGTTAACATATATTTTTCAAAGCTGGTCCAGTTTGGATTTATTATTAATTGAGACACTTCCGAGCGTTGACCAAGTGGACCTATTTTTGGGACTTTTTTCGAAACATATTTTTCTGTACCCTCATTCATTTGTTTCCAATTTTTTACTGCGGTTGTCTCTCCGTGTCGTCTCTCATAAAATTCATAAAAATCCCCCGGATCGGCTCCTTCACCCTGACTATGTAACAGTTTCATAGCTGACCAATTTTTTCTATCAGCGGTGTATCCCTCTGTTGTCTGACTAAAAGACCCCTTTGCAACATTATACCACGCTTTCAACTGAGCTTCAGAAAATCCATACTGTGTCATTCCCGACTTAGGTACAAATTCGCCGCTACTATTTATGCTACCAAGAGAGCTGGGAGCCACATCGCCATTCGTTACTTTTTTAGACATTTCAGTAGAAAAATTTTCGATATTTGTTTTCTTTAAAATTTCTCTAGCCTTTACGTTATGTGCCTCACTTAAATCTATAATTCCTGTTATCCGTTGGATCGTCTTACCTATAGCAGTTAGATTGTCTTGATGGTTCAAGAGTGTACTCTTTTTAATAGTGGGATCAACG